AGTAAATTTCTATACCCTAATCCAAAAGCTTTTATCACAGTCTTCTCACTCTCTACTAATATAATTGTATTGTTATACATATTAGCATAGTTTACGTCATATCCGAACAACACTTTTGATTTATGATAAGGGAGTATAGGTAAATATTTAGGTATATTGTCAGTTACTTGACTGTTGAATCTACCAATTGCCCCAACTAATTTAGACTTTAAATATACAGGTATAACTATTCTGTTTGATGAGTAGTCTAATCTTACGTTGAATTTGTTTTGTGCTTCGATTGTTATTCCTTCTGATAAAAAGAATTTGCTCACTACTTCTGGATATTGTTCTATTTCATTCCCGTTATAAAAAGTCAACTCACTCTCAATAGACTTATTAATTTTCTTAAAAAAGTTTCCATATACTTCCCGTTTAGTATAATCACAATCTATAAAACAAGATTTAGTTATGAATAAATTTAAACACTTTCCGAGATTTAAATGGAGTCTTTTCATAAATAGAGTGAATATATCCCCTTGCTCGTTATATTTATAGTTTTTATAACTTAGGTTTAGGGACGACAGCCTTACTGAATTAGGATTATCATCCTCAGTAAATGCAAATCTCCATTGGTTTGAACTTTCATAAAACTTAACTTGAAAGAAGTATTTTTCTAATAATTCTTCGATATAATCTAAGTTTTGAATAAGATGCTCTTTAAGATTTTTAATATCCATATAATCACCTAATTTCTATTTACATGAGATACAGTACAAAAACCTAATTCATTCCAAACATTGTATGAGGGTATCTGTTTAAATACATACACTTTTCCAGAATCTCCCGTTCTATTCTTAGCTAAAAATGCTAATATATGTTTTCCATTTTCTCTGTCCAAAGTAAGCAACTCCTTTACTGCATGTTTATCATTATCCTTTAAATAATTTCCATCTTTATCTTTTTTTAAATTATAAGGTACAATATCAAACTTTTCGTCTTCAAATTCATCTTCCCAGACTTCACGCAAGAGTATTACTTGAGATGCTACCTCCGTAACTTGTTTTGAGGACGCTAAATTATATTCACTTATATATCTAGTATTGGTTGAGTGGAGACTTATTTGTTGAGTCCAAACTACACACAAATTAAGAGTATCAGCTAAAGTAAATAAAGTTTTTGAAGTTTCTACCAACTCTCCTGTATAGTTTCCAGAACTTGCATCTACACTTTTCATAGTGTCATATATTATATGAGTTATCCCTTCTCTTGCTAATTTCTTTATTATTTTTTTAGTATCTTCAGTATTATAGCTAAATATCTTCACAAACCTTAAATTAGGAGCGTAATGCTCATTTATGAAACCTTGTGCTTTTTTTAAATATACCATATCTTCTTTTGAAAAGTCCCCAGCTTGTAGTTTTTTCCTTGTGATGTAGTAATATTTAAACTCTTTAAATAGCGTACTCACGATTAATAAGTCCCTAAATTCATTAATTCCTTGTTCATTTGATAGGATTGCAGTCTTTACTCTGCCTTTCGATAAAGGTACTGCCATTACTTCTGTTATGAAACTACTTTTGCCCAAACCTGTTCTAGCTCCGACTATAATTACACTTCTAGTCTTCAATCCTCCTATATCATAGTTTAATCTTGGTGCTATTGAGCATATACTAGTCCCAATACCTATTCCTTCCTGTCTTTCTTTGATATACTCGTCTGTTATGTCTAATTGATGTATTTTAGCGTCTGAAACCCCATCAATAAATAAATCATTAAGCAAGTAATCATAGTAAGAATATAAATCTTGAGAAGATATATTATTAATATTCAAAGATTCTATATTAAACCCTTTTTTCTTTAATTCCTTTGCTACATTTAGTTTTAGTAAATCATCAAAATACTTCTCAAAATTTTCTTGAACTATAATGTTTTGAATTTCTTTAATGGTATTATATCCCCCAAAATCTTCATATATAGCTCTTGATGAAGGCTTATCAACTAACCATGATTCTATACTAACAGGATCTATAACATTATATCCTTGTTTAATTAGATTAGATCCCATATTATAAAAGAATTGACTTTCTTCTAACTCAAAAGTCTTTAATGAATCTATTTTATTTATAAAATCTTTAAACAAATCTGTATCCTTGAAAAAACTAAACACTACATTAGCTTCTATTATTCGTCTATTATCCATCATACCCCCTAAAATCTACATTTTTTCTTTTAAATTTATAATTATTTATTTTATTTTCAACATCAGTCTCAATTATTTCTATAACTTTACTGTTAGAGTTGTTCTTTAGTCTAAAAATATCTCTAGCTTGATAGAGTTTATTGTCAATTACACTAACTAAATAAGGTTGCCCTTTACTTCTATACTTCTTAAATACATCCATAAAATGTTCTAAGCAAAATTCTATCTCAAAACAAGAAAATTCAACTAACCACTTTTCTAATTTTTTATTAAACACTCCACTTTGTTTGTGATATTGCCCTAGTCCTAATATTTTATTGTATAGTATTGGTATATTTTCTTTAGAAGCATTTTCTAAAACCCAATTATTATAAACTTCCTCACTTTTGAAATGAGTATTGTTTTTATGATCCCACAGCTTTATTGCAAATGCGTTTTTTTTATTTACTTTTTCCCCTGTAGCTTTACAGGTTACGTTCATATTAATCACCTCTTTGTACAAATAAAGGCAGGAGATTAGTCCCGCCCTATTAGATTTATTTTGTTAGCTCCATTATTTCAATTATCTCTTCGTAGTTTCTGTCAATTAAATCATCAAATTTACCTATACCATTATCTTTTAATTTAGCTTTGATTAGTGCCTTTTGTTCATCAGTTGCAGTTTCAAGGTAGAAAGTTTTTAAAGTGTCAATAGCTTCTTCTTTAGTTCCGTAGGTATTTTTGTGTTCTACTTCTTTCTTGATTTCAGAAACTTTTGCATCTACTTTTTCTTTTGATTCTTTTGCTTGTTGTTTTTTAGCTTGGTCAAAAGTCAAAGTGTCTTGTTTCCTTTCATTAAAAGACGCTTTTATTGCTTTATTTATGGTCTCTATAAATACATCTGAGCCGAAACTTATTTCAGGTTCTATATGCGCAAATCTTGATTTAGAGTCTATTACATCTCCTTCACTTCTAAAGGTGACAATTCTCTCAGATATTTTGGCGACCTTTTGTACTCTATCTTTACCCATAATATCTTTACCAACTATATTACTTGATATATCTCTTCTAACTATACCGATCCCCAAAACATCTAATTTAGTTTTAATATCTGTGAAAAGTTTATCTGTTATTTTAGAAGTTATTACATCATACTCTTCGCCCGTAACTACATCAAGTTTTGTTCGCCTTTTTGTATGCCCTACTATGATTACTTTTATTCCGACCTCGTTTAAATCATCAAAAGATTGTAATATCATTTCGCTGACCATATTTCCTCCAGCGCCGAAACCTCCAAAACTTGCATTTAATGTATCAGTTTTTTTTGTAGGGTTCTTTAAATTATTTTTTCTTATTACTTCTTTTTCTGCCAATACAGCTAATTCATCAATAGTATCAATTATAGTTACTCGTAAATCTTTATAATCTTCATTTTTATTTTCAATCATATCTTCTATAATCTCTTTATAGTCCCCCCAACTCTTTACATCTTCTGAAATTGCTCCATTTATTGTATCTACTCCTTTTTCTCTGAACATATTAAGATGTATGTATCCACCTTCTCCTGCAAGCTTTTCACATACTTCTATCATCATTGAAGTCTTTCCCCAACCACTTAAAGCAAATAACCCCAAGTTATATGCTAATGGGTCTATCTTTACTACTGTTTTTTTACCAAATTTCCTAGCCATTATTAAATCTCCTCCTTTGTTATAGTGTCTAAATTTTTAAATACCCAACCTTTATGGTGATTCCTTTTTCCATTTATTACTGCACTTATTTTTGTACTTTGTAATTCATGTTCTCTTGCAAATTCTGACTTATTAATGAAAATATAAGATTTTCCTTGAGGATCAATACCTTCTATTAACTGCCCCCTATCGTATACTTGTTTTTTTGTACTATCCTCTCTAGTAATCCATTGACAATTTTCTGGGCAATAATTTCCGTCATTATCGATCCTATCAATTGTCAGATGACTTTCATACCCATTATTCATAGCCCAATTATAAAACTCTAATGGACTATTTAACCATTCGTCACA